CCTTCATTTTTCAGCAAAATATTCTGCTCTTACAGGCGATCAGTTCTGCAGACACTGCCGAACACCGTCGACAATTTCACAGACCTGAGACGCGGTATCGAAAAGCTGGCGCGCCTTATCCAGGCTGACGCACCCCACCAATAAAAAAGGCACCAGTATCGCTACCAGTGCCCGTTTCACCGCCGTTCGCGGCATTCTGTGTGTCCAGTGTTTTCGCGCCATATCACCACCAACGCACAGCCCAAATCAGAACAGCGACCGCCACAAGGCGAATTGCAAAGGCCGCAGCCCTTGTCAAATCAAGGCTCGCGGGAGTTTCCATTTCAATACCTTTCATAATGGACAACCTCAAAAAGAATCTTTTATACTTTCCCACGAGGATTTTCTCCCTACTCACTAATCACAATTTCCCCTTTGACGTGAAAACTAAAAACCCCGGACTGTTCCCCCAGCCGGGGTTTTGTTTTACTTATCGCTTCAGCTGAAAGTGAGGTCCGTCTTTCAGCGTTTTCCAGTCCCCGCCCCATTCGATAGCGATCCCCAGCTCTGCGGCAGCCTGCTTAAATGCCTGTGCGATTTTCTCGTACAGAGGCCACTCCCATGACACCTGACTGCCAATGTAGGCCACAACATCCACCGCATCACCGGTCAGGTGGCGGCTGTTCATGGTCTGGCTTTTCCCTTCCGCAACCAGCTGTTTCTGGCGATACTTACTGCGCAGGCCTTCCGTAATACCGAAATCAACCTCCGTCAGCTCCAGCGCACGGCGAACTACAGCAACCAGCTGTGGTTTGACACCCTCCAGATTTTTTTCACTGCGACGGCTGAATCTGAATTTACCCGGCATATTCACCTCAACAATGGAAAGATTTTTGTGACGTTCCCGCGTGCGCGTATCACCAGCACGCAGAACAGCAGATTAAAAAACACTTCCAGCCAGCCCGTTGCTAACGGGCGACCACACAGATAGCTGAGGGGCGCAAAGGCATACAGCAGCATCAGCAGCCAGGCCAGCCATGACACCAGCGGTTTATGTCTGGAATCACGGCGACGATAAAAAAAGAGCGTCAGCACGATAACCGTGCATAACGCCACATTCAGCAATCCGGGAAGGTTACTTAACATTGCCGCCTCCTCCACCCCGCAGGCGGGAGAACACACCGGACACCAGCGATGCAATATCCTGCTGGTGGATGAACGAGAGAATCTTCACCGACACCACCGAGACCAGCACCGCGCAAAGCGCATCTGCTGATGTACCGTCATACCCTGTTTTTGATGCAATCCAGGCTGACAGCACACGCGCTCCCAGCACGCCGACAATAAACGACACCAGAAAATGTGCCACCACGCGCCAGACTGAAAGTGACTGTGGCATCGTTGCCACAAATAACGCCCCGGCGAACGCGCCAAACACAATCCCGAAATCCATTCCGGTAAACAGCCCGAATACCGTCGCGCCACCCAGCGCCGCAGCCGTGCCGGAACCGGATAAGGGTTCAGACATACTTCCTCCTGAAAATAAAAAAGGGCCACCAGCGACCCGTAAAAAAACACCCCGTCAAAGGCATCCGCAGATGCCTTTTGTGTGATGTTATTCAGATTTACGCAGTAAAGGCCGGAGCACGACCAGCGCCATCGCCACCAGCACACCATCTGCCAGCACCGACATCAGTCGTCCGGTGAAATCAACCACCACTACCAGAAACAACAGGATGACAGCCAGCACAAGGCGCGCACTTTTCACAGGTACTGCTCCAGCGGCAACTGCAGCGCCTGCGCAATTTTCTTCAGTTGCGCTTCTTCTTCCTGAGCGATACCGTCCTGGTCAGCGATATCCAGACACAGGCACAGCACATTAACTGCATCATCAGTACCGGCAACATCAGCCAGCTGACGAAGAGCTTCGGCATTGGCAGAACGCGGCGACGCTTCATAACGGGCGCGGATATTTGCACTCATTTGTGCAATCTCACCGGAGAACGGCGCAAAGGCAGGAAGTGCTGCAATGGTTTTTTCCAGTACCGCGATTTCTTTCGCGTCACAGGTGCCGTCAGCGTATGCAATGGAGTACGCGCCCCAGACGGTCGCCTCCACTGCGTCACGGTTCTCCATCTTCTTCACTTCGGTAATGGCCTTGCGGGTTTTCTTTTTGAAAATACCAAACATCGTGACTTTTCCTTTTAGTGGGTGAGCCTGCGCCCGGGGGTGACCAGCCCACAGAGAAAGTCACACTGACCATCCCGTAAGCTCACCCCTGAAAGGCTCTGTGGTTTTTTGATGTGCGCCGGGCGTGGCGCGGATATAAAAAAGGCCACGCAAATGCGCAGCCTGGTGATTCAGAGATTTTCGAACGATTCCTTTTTACGACTCCAGCCTTCTATCTTCGGCAGAGATGCTTTGCCAAATCTCACATCATTCATCGACATTAAAATACTGTCTTTGATGAACTCGCATACCTCGTTAATTTTTGCGTCCGTATCTACGTGCGAAAATGTTCTGACCTGATAGCCATCAACTGAAATCGTTAAGTTATCGCCATCAAGCAACAGAATCTGTATGCCAACCTTCACGCTTGCAGACTGACGTGGGTTATCATCAACGACAGTCCACAAATTAAATGCAACACCATCCTGAAGCTCTACTCGCAAATCCTCAGGTTTTGTATTGTGCCCATTCCACAAAATAGAAACATACGGACGTTCTTTACCGTTAATATCGCGCCACTGTGAAGCTGGCAATTCCAGTGAATCTTCATAAACACTGACCAGCCTTTTGGCTGTATCCCGCAACCGCTGAATGTATTCCTGCTCAGCTTTCAGAATTTCGGCCCGTTTTGCCCTGATATCCGCATAAGTGACCACTGTATCAATCCTCTTATGAACAAATAAACAAGCCATCATAATAACCGCCAGAGTATATATGAAAAAGGCCCGCCGTAGCGAGCCTGGAAAAATAAGCGTGGCGCGTTGTACTGGATTCGAACCAGTGACCGATTGCTTAGAAGGCAATTGCTCTGTCCGGCTGAGCTAACAACGCATAATGCAGATAATGGATTGCCATCGGGGACCCGAGCCCCACACAGCCAGTTTCGAAAGCTGGCACTCTCTGTCGATGAGCTAATGGCGGTATGTGATGGTGGCCCTTGCTGGATTTGAACCAGCGACCTGGCGATTATGAGTCGCTCGCTCTCACCACTGAGCTAAAGGGCCTGTTCATCGCGTCATTGCGGTGGCACGGTGCAATAATACGAATATCTCCGTCATTTTCAATAAACACAACGTCAATAATCGTAAATATACGTACATGTTTTTATTTTTCCGCATTTTCCGGGAATAATATTGCACACTGTTAACAATTATTTTTTACTTCACTCACAGTCTGATTAAATTTCTCATCTTCCTGCTTCGCAGCAACCGCCCAACGCCCAGCAAAAGTGCGCAACCAAATTACCTTGACGACCGCTGGTGATAATTATCTGACGCAACATGTCTACCGATGTTTCACAGGGGTGTTTGCCGGGGAAATACTGCACGGGCTTGTGCGGCCAGCCCCCCCTCCCCCGTATAAGGAACGGCTGCTGATACGGAAAAATAACGTCGCAAAGATTTATAATCATTCTAACGCCAATTATCCATCCAACAAGAAAAATTACGATAGCTGTAACAGCGTAAAACAGGCTTCTTGCCACATCATCTACGCCAGCACCAACAACCCACCATGGAAATCCATAATAAAAAGCACCTCCCCAACCATAGAAATAAGCACCTCCCCATCCCAGACATCCCATATACGCAACAAACAATGAAGAATTTCTGGGTAATTCTTTATCAACCATAGTTTCTCGCAACAATCTGAACACATTGATATAGTTGAAATAACAATACTAATTCAATAGAGTCAAGCGCTGCTTTCATCTTTTGTTAAACAACATTAGATTATTTACAAATCCAATGCGCAATTCTTTTTTAAGCTCACAAAAAAACCGCCCGGGAGGGCGGTAAAAACTCAAATAGCACTCAACGTATTAAATAGAATTCGAGATATCGGATGTCTTTTGTAGACATATTAATCAACGAATAAATACGTTACAGCTTTCGTCTATTTATATGTATACCTGACAGTCCTGCTCTTCGGCTCATCTCACATTTTTATACAACATAAGGATGGCGCATCATCTGTCTCTCCAGGATAATTCCCGAAACTCTCTTCCAACAATGCGCCATCCTTATATTGAAAAAAACCGCGCTGAAACTATAACTGGTCTCTGTTATAGTTCGAGGGAGCAATGAGATATCTGAAACCATCCCCGCGAAAAAAAACGCCAGCGCTGTAAGGTATATATACCTTGATAAGTGCCCTGAGCGGATAGCGGGAATCGAACCCACATCATCAGTCTGGGAAACTGAGGTAATAACCATTATACAATATCCGCATACAATACTAATTATGGCATATAATGTTAACTATCGGTATCCAGAGCTAAATCTAACCAAACAAAGACAGCCCGCCAACCACAAATAACCTTACTGTTATTTTTTTATCATCCAGCAACATCTCTTGCCTTGTAACATATAAATCACCAAGAAACTTAGCAATATATTTACAAAACAGGAAGGCATTTGTGAAATTGTTTTTTCATATGTTATTTTTTTGTTTGTTTATCTTTAATTCACCAGATAGCTATTCACAGATAAGTGTCGATGCATCAATCTCCGATATAAAGATTTGCTTTGCCAATAAAATAAAAAAAGATGGATACACAATGGACTTAAATGACATAAAAATTCCAGTTAACGCCAAAGAATTCGCAACATATAAAATGTCAAAATTTACTGGTTCATTATGGATAGAATCATCGACAGAAGGAAGGCCAACAAGGGAAGCGGGTATAATCCATGCTAACAGTCAAAGTTATAATATTCTATATGATGCCTTGCTGTTATGTAGCAAAGAATTATCTAATCAGTCTTATCTGTTACCAACTCCTGGATATGCAGCCACATCAGCGTGGCCAGTAAACGGCTAACTCCTTTCCATTACAACGCCTGCAAATCTTGCAAACTGGCTTACCATGAAGTCGGGGCTTTTTCATCCAGAACTGTACCTTTAATTATCGCAGGTCGAAGCCCCCCTTTAACGGCAGGGACACACCCCCCTTGTTGAGATAACTCTATCCATGTTTTGTGAAAAATGCAAGCATCATGTCGACATCTTCCGCGAAAATCATTTATCTCGTCACTTTTCTCAGCTGGGTCTCAGCGTACGATTCTTCCTGCCAGCACTTTGTTACCAGTTTATCAATGACATCTGCATATCCTTTGTACCACTGATAATCAGTTAAACCGGGAACCAGCTTCTGGACATAACGTCGTGCCAGCGTGGTCGGTAAACGACTAAACCGATGTCCATTACAACGCCCACAGACCTTATAAACTGGTGTACCATGAAATCGGGTTCTTTTTTCATCTAGGGCAATGCCTTTACCCTTACACCCTCTGCACGCTGTGCTGACTTTTCCCTTGCCATTACAATGCTGACATAGTTTCTTCTCCCACTCTTCTTTGATGACAGTGTCCCCACCACTGGAATATTTCACCACTTCACATAATACATGATGAAATCCCGTACCTGCACAATGCCCACAGCAAGCCTTACTTGCCACAGATCTAGAATAATCAGCAAAGGCAAAATTCACAAGGTAAGGGATGATCTGTAACCGGGTTTCTTCACTCAATTTGTTCAATGTCGGGTTATCCAGTGCCATCGCGTAATTGAGCAGACCTTCAATAGCAAACTGAGTATCCTGAACACCAACTTTTGCCAGGAATAAGGCAAACCCAAGCGGTGCTTTCGACTGCACCATCCCCTGCGCAGCCATCACATCCGTAATTGTTAAACCACCCGAGCCTGTCGCCGGTGCGTCATCGCTCAATTTTGGAGATTTTGGGGAGTAATATTTTGGTAAGGCTTCAAGGTTCATGCTCGTTCTCCACTTACACCAATACGCCTATTGCCAGCGCACGATCGATAAAACGAAATATCAGCTCCAGCTGGGAGCCATACTTCTCTTCAAATGCCACGGTATCCGCATGCAGCTCGTCGTGATGTTTTCTGCACAAAGGCAACACAAAGAGGTCATGCGCTTTAGTACCCATTCCACCCTGACCGTGGCCTATCAGGTGGTGGGGATCATCAGCAGGCTTTCCACAACATGCACACGGCTGTGTCTTAACCCAGCGCGTGTATTTCTCGTTAAGCCAGCGGCGACGTTTAGGTCGTTTCATGAAAGATTCCGGAGACTCCGGCTCAACGGCAATGCTGACCACCGTCTTTTCCTGTGGCGGGTTTTGCTGGTGGGCGTGAGGCAGCGGCGCAATATTTTTTGTGCGCTGCTTCAGCATGCTGGTGGCAGTCTGCTCTCCCGGCACGATGTCGCTCTCGCGGTATACTGAGCGAATTTTTTCCGCACGTAACCCCAGAGAACGACGTAATGCTGCCTCTGGTAGCGCGTCCGCCACCTGATTGCAGACCGCCCACCAGGATAATTCAGCCAGCGATAATTCCCGCTCCTGCGTGCCATTCATTGCATGGCGTATGACGTCAATCATCCATGCTGACAGGTTTTGATGAGCAAGTTGCTCGAGTGATTCAGAAGTCTGGTCACGCAGCTGGTTGTCGCAGTGCCAGCACAACATCATTGCACCGGTACCGTAACGATGTATGACGGTTTCGCTGTGATGGTAGTCACCATGAGGCCACTGGCAGGATTTAATGTGGCGTAACAGCCAGTCAGACAGTGCACCAGCACCACCAGCAGCACGAATCACCCGCTCATCGCTGAAAAATGGCAGTAATGATTTATCCTCCGCCAATGGCTGGCGAACGGCAGGAACGACTCCGGACGGCAGACCGCGCATGCTTTTCGGTTCCGGCTCCACCAAAACTCGAGGATTATGAAATACCTGCATGGATTCACGCCCCGGTTTTAGCACCACCAGCCCAAGTTCCGGTACCGGAACAGGTCGAAGTAATACCCGCACGTTACCTCCAGATGCGTTGCTGGAATGTGCGGGACGGACGCGGTGGGCGTTCGGAATAAGGGAGCCTGACGAAGATTATCCAGTGACGATAATCGAGGCTGAGGGCTTTCTTAATCTCGTATCCGTGTCTGCGGTAGCGCTGAATCAGCCATTCAGCCTGTTCTTCGGTGCAGGGGTCGTGCTGATACCAGTCAGATTTGAATGCATGAGAACGCCGCCCGTGCCTGCTGGCAGGGGCGGCAGAGTTATCCGAATTGTAAAATTTGGTATCGTGCGCCATCTGTTTTCTCTGCTGGCGCAGCAGGTGCCAGTTGTTCAGGCTGACGGATGGATTGTAAACCAGAACGACCAGAAAAAACAAAACCCGCCGAAGCGGGTTAAGTGCGGGTGCGTTGAGGATGCCTGACACATCAGCGGTGGCGAGGGATTTCTCCCCCGCCGGGTCTCTTACTCCTCAGGTTCGTAAGCTGTGAAGACAGCGACCTCCGTCTGGCCGGTTCGGATTCGTACCTCGCAGAGGTCTTTCCTCGTTACCAGTGCCGTCACTATGACGGTTAAACAGATGACGATCAGGGCGATTAACATCGCCTTTTGCTGCTTCATAGCCTGCTTCTCCTTGCCTTTCGGCACGTAAGAGGCTAACCTACATTTGTGAGACATAGATTGGGCCTCAGATTAATGTTAAGCGTCGTGCAGGACGCGTAATGTTAACTGGGGCTTTTCTCTATCTGCCTTTTGGTGTTCATGCCTGAGACAGATAGCCTCAAGCACCCGCAGTCATTCTACTTAACTAAGATTTCCCCGCAAACCGTTTTTATCCCCAGCTGCAAATCGAATACACAACAAGTGCTGCCGCCATTGCAATTCCTTTCGTTGTGAATGCCTCCGGCCAGGTCATCGTAAAACATCCTCCGCGCTTATCAGCCCATTCCGCTCCAGATACCCCATCGCCATATCCGGTAATTTGCAATCTGGTTTCGCTTTTTTCAACTGACTTACCAATTGTTTAACCAGCATTGCCAACTCTTCCTCATGTGAAAGTGATGCCGGTTGCGCAGCGTACAGGGGTTTTGGCGCAATGGCTGAGTGTTTTGCGTATGCCGCAACAGATTCAGCATTGAACAAAACCATATTGTGAGCACAGGACCATGCAACTGGCATTGCTTCAAGTGAGGCAAGCGCAATACGGGCAAGCGCAAGATCCATTTCAATGGCAACTCTTGAAGTCTTAAACACGGTCTGTCGCGCAGCAAATTTCATGGATTTCACACTTTCATTAGCATGAGCAATCAATTGCTCTCTGGTAAATTTCGTCATATTTTTCTCATCCAGTCCTGTCGCTATGCCTGCGCAACCATTACCCCACAATTACATCACAGGGGGTAATGGTTGCAATTCAGTGGCCACCGCGAGATTCACATCATTCACAATAAATCATAAAAATACACGCAATCACAGACCATAATAAAAGAACTGTTTCGGCCACAATCACAAGACCTTCCCACATTTCTTTTTCCCACACCTCCTGAAACCAGAGAATCGGCATATCGCCCCCCTCTGAAAAACAACCACATGCCCTAGCTTCTCCGCCAGAGCCAGTTCCGCTTTAGCGCCTGCTGACCGTTGCCAGTCTTTCAGCATATAAATCGCATCCACGCTACGTATCATTGCCATGCAGATATCCATGTAGTGCGGCTGTGTCAGCCCGTCCGGAAGTACTGCCGGGTTCAAGACTGTATGCCCTTCCCGTTTCAGTTCCTCTTCCGCCTTGTGGAACGCCTCACGGTTGAAATTTTTATACCCGGTCATTGGACCGGCAATATAAACTCTCACCCTCACTCCTGAACTCTCCTGTCGAAATAAACGTAGTTATTCACTGTGCGCAACGGCATTCCAAATTTTCTGGCGATTTCTCTCCTGGGTACGCCACGCTGATGCAGCTGTCGCGCCAGTTCAATATCACTCTGTGGATATTTTGTTGACTGGTGATAATCACCCCGTAACATCAGACTGACACCCAGTTCCCGCGCTTTCGTTCTGACAGCATCACCTGTACGACCGGTCAGCCTCCCAATGCTTTCGACCGTCATCGTTCCCGCACACTGACGGAGTATCATGATTTCAGCCTCGTACCACTTCTTCCAGCCACTCACCGCTGCAGCTCTCCGGTCGCGGTAATATCCCGAAGAATATCCCGGTGCTTGTTCAGCTCCCGCAGCGCGGCGCAGACTCGTTCCCACTTCTGGACATGACTTTTCGCCCGACGCAGTTCGAGGTTTGCCATATGCAGCGATGGTAAAATCAGATCATCCGCTCGCGTTTCAGTAAACGATGGCAGCGACTGCACAATGCCCGCTACAGTTTCTGTTTTAATTTCTTCCTGTGTTGCGGCTTCCCGGACTGGTAACGCAACACCTGCTGGCTGAGGAAAGGTCTTACCATCATTTTCCGTTACCGATGCTGCTTTCGGCTCTGCTGGTAAATTACCGCCCGGCATGCAGTAACGAAATTTACCGCTCTGATTAACGCGTGCCAGCCGCCCCGTTGCGGTTACCACCGCCAGCGTGGAAGCAACCTTGCGAGTACTGATGCCGAACTTACCCGCCAGTTCCTCACACGTTTTAGCCCCATCCTGACCGATAAACTCAATCATCATGTCTGCGGTAACTTTTTGTTCGACCTCCCCGGTCAGCATATCCTGTGCTTCAGATTTTACTGGCCGCTCTTCGGTTACCAGGGATTCACTTTCGCCAGCCAGAAACCAGGTGTGACCAGTTTTATCAACGACGCCATTTCTTTTGAGTTCCCACAGCTCGTTGAGAACCTCTTCACGACTGATATCAAGTCGCGCGGCCAGTTCTACCGATGTGGCTTTTCCCATTGCTTTCAGTGCGTCAAAAACGGTTTCCATTAAAATTTCCTCCGGACAAAATTACTTCACAACCCTCAGGTGTCTGACATTCGAACGCCAGCTCTCCCAGTTAAAATTCACCCAGCGACCACCGTTCATGACCATGCGGTCCATCACACGCTCGCCAAGAAGCGTACTCATCGCTACGTGGTTCAGGTTCGTCAGCATTCCGACACTACGCATCGAAGCCGTTCTGCGGTCGACTATCTGGTTCAGTGTGACCTGCTCGTTGCGCGTATCCCGCTGCATTCCGATTTCATCCAGGACAAGCAGGTCAACATCACACAACCCCTGTAAAAATTTTTCGCCTGAGTTTTTGTTGTCGTAGCTGTTGTGTAACGCCAGCATCACATCAGCCACCGTTATCACAATCACGCTGCGACCTTTCGCCAGAAGATGATTGCCAATGGCGGCTGCAAGGTGGTTCTTTCCGGTACCCGGCTTACCGCTGAACACAAAATTCGTGCACCCGGTCATCAGTTCGTCAGCGATGGATTTTGCCTGGCTCAGCGCGTGTTTTTGCCCGTCGTTCTGCACCTGATAATTCGCAAACGAGCATTTGCTGTGCAGAGGCTGGATGCCCGAACGATTCAGGATTTTTTCCACCCGCAACTGGCGATTCTGGCGGTTGATCTCCTCGCTACGTTTTCGCCCTTCTGCCAGTTGCCACTCGCGCCACTCGTCCACTGTCCGGTACGGCGCGATTACATGCTGCGGGGTCAGCTTACGGATACGCTCAAGAACACCACCTGTCGCGATATTTTTCATGGCCCGTTACCCCCTGAATCCCGGCGGAATTTCGGTATCCGGCTCAGAAATATGATTCACACAACGCTGTACAGACGAACGCCCCAGGCGGATAACCAGTTCATCCCATTTTTCGCGAAGCTTTGACGGACTCATGATATTTTTTACCCAGAATGGATCCCGCTGCACCCGACCAAACATTTCACAAATTTGTCTGTGAGTTCTGCCATCCAGCATCCGCATTGTGCGCACGTCGTTGGCCCATGCGGTCCAGTTGGGTTCTTTCGGTCGCGAAATCTCGCCATCATCGCTGGCGGCCTGCTCGTAAAGACTCACGATTCGCCCCCAGATCCACTGCGCACACGCCAAATCCTCCTGGTTGCCCCACTGGCGTTTTTTTGCACTGAACACAACCGCGTCAGGGTGTCGGGTTAAAAAATCCTGTTCAACCGTCTGCGGGTCCGGTTGCGAAGCTTCCGGACGAGAAGTGTTTTTATTCTCTGTAGTAATCTCTGTTGTATTCTCTGTAAGATCATCAGGCCATTTTGACCCGATGACATTGAGTCGTTTTGAACCAATGGAACGTGCCATTTTGGCCTCTTCCATCGTGTCATTTTGACCTGATGGAGCAGCGCATTTTGATCTGATGGATTCGCTCACTTTGCCACCATCTAAAAGCTCGCTCTCGTAATTAATCGTGTAAAAATTAGTCATATCACGCTTTGATTTATTGAGCTTTTCGCAACGTAAAAGCCCCAGCGTTTTCAGACTTGCAAATGCGCGTTTTAACGTTGACTCTGACCAGAACGGGAACTGCTCCAGCCATTGTTCTGTTGTGTTATAAATCCAGCGAACACCATCACATTCCATGCCGGAACCGGTATCTCTCAACCAGTAATGCAACTGCTGCAACACGATGGCTTCGTTCAGACCAATTTTCATCGCCAGCTGCGTGTTTATAACCAGCGGACGTTCAGCAAAAAGGAGCTTCATCCCCCCCCCAGAACACGTTATCAATGCGCCACCACGGCATTTCCCGCCGGACCACCACGATTCATCTGATCGAACAACACGATCGCTGCCGCAACAAACTCATCGATATCTTTCACCAGGCGCTCCCGTCGCTCGACAAGCTCCCGGTGATATTCCGAACTGTGGCTGCGCATTCGGGCCACCAGCGGAGGCGGCATTGCTTTTTCGATCGCCGGTAACAACGCCTGAATTTTTTTAACCGCATCAGGGGTGTTTTTTTCTACCCAGCGGAAAATTTTCTGGGTATTACGAGACAGGGCTTCCGGATGGCTGTCGTCGTACAATTCAGGAAACGTCATACCCAACTCAAAATAAGACTGGGTTATTTCAGCTGCCGGAACTTTTTCACCGTCCGAATGAGCCCAGGCATTCATCGCCATGCGGATGTGTTCATGCTTGATTTTCATGAATCAAGCTCCTAGAAAGTGGTTGTGTTAACGTTTTGGTATCTTCCAGCTCGGGCCAAATATTCATCCAATCAAAAGGCCTTAGTTGCTGACGTGTAACTTCACCATTACTGGCTCGCTCAATAAGGACACATAACGATGCCCCTAACACTTGACCTTTACTCAATGCCTTTCTTAGATAACCGATGCTGGTACCACACTCGCATGCAAACATACGCTGTTCATCTGACGAAAGAGAATTGAGAAATATTCTTAATTCTTCCATAGCTACTCCTTAGTAAACACAGCAAAGAATACCCACAGGTAAACAAAAGTCAATACCCACAGGTTGTTTACCTTGCGGTAATCGCATCTATTATTTACCTATGGACAAATATGAATTTAGACGACAGCAACTCATCAAAATTCGTGATGAGAAATGCGATGGTAAAGCGGTTAACGTGGCCAGAAAGATCGGGCGCGAGCCTTCTTATGTATCAAGAATGTTGTACCCAGAGGGGAAAAAGGGAAAAAAACGGATCGCTGATGATATGGTGGAGATTATCGAAGAGTCCTTTGGGTTACCCCGGGGATGGATGGATGGTATCGTTTCATCATCAACGAACACAGCCTCCAGTTATGAAACAAGGGTTCTAACGCCACGACAACGTATTTTTTTAGATCTCTTAGACGAACTGCCAGAAAGTGAAGCGGATAACTTATTAAAAACTCTTGAAGAGAAAAAACAGTATTACAATATGATCTACGAAGAAATCCGTAAAAAGAAAGCACAAAACGCATCATAGCTCACCAAACAACTAGTCACCAGTTAAGACACCGCAAAAAGTTACCCATGGGTATTTACTTTTTAAATACCTATGGGTATCCTTCTTTTCATACCAACCCACCCCGCCCCACAGAACGCAGGGAAATACTTCGAGTTACCCGGCAGTGGTCAGGGGTTAAGTAGCCAGCCCGAGGCGTAAGAACATGACGGCAGGGTTCAACTTTAATAACTATGCAGCAGGTTTTTGTTCCGCTACCCCGGCGTTAAGGGGGAATGAGGTCAGCATGGATACTATCGATCTTGGCAACAACGAATCTCTGGTGTACGGCGTGTTTCCAAACCAGGACGGCACGTTCACCGCAATGACGTATACCAAAAGCAAAACGTTTAAAACCGAATCTGGAGCGCGTCGCTGGCTGGAAAGAGATTCAGGTGGGTGATATGGATTTCGACACAATCATGGAAAAGGCTTACGAAGAATACTTCGAAGGCCTTGCCGAAGGCGAAGAAGCCCTCAGCTTCAGCGAATTTAAACAGGCGCTTTCCAGCCCGGCAAAATCTAACGGCTGATAAGCGAAGCAGCACCGCGAGGAATCAGTATGCAGAAACGAGAACCCGTCATCATCGCGCCAGACTATACCGATGATGAACTTTATGAGTGGATGCACCAGAAAATTAAGGCTGCGCAGGACCTGAAATGGGCCAATGAAGCCAGGGCTAAGCAGGCTGAAAATCTGTCCGCTCTGGAGCAGGATATCACCAATCTGGAAAAAGCAGCGGCATTAAGCATTGCCAGAATGATTACATACCCACGTTAATAGCTAACCAACGAGGCTAATAATGGAATTTAAAGATTTACCAAAAGAAATCCAGACAATTGCTGCAACGACTCTCGGTGATAGTCTGGTGAAAATTGACCCGGCATACACCAAAAAAGAAACCATCGATAATATGGTTCGTAATGTGCGCAATGCTTTTTCTGGGCTATATGGTTCTGATAATCAAAAGCAGGAAAGCGATGTTAATAAACGGGTAATTTCTGTTTGCGTGAATGGCCATGTTCTTTCATCAATCAAAACAGAAACGGCGACAGTCTTCGATTGCCTTTGCATTGTACAGAGCCTTGTTGATGCCCTGTTTCGTTCAGTGAATTTAGAAAATGATGCAAATCTGCGAGGGCGCACAATAGCACATCCATATGCACATACTTTAGGCTCTGTGGATATCAAAGATCCCACAAATCTTTAATGAAATAGTTAACGCGAATTGTACTTGCTCTTTCAGTTGCTTTCAGAATACGCGTTGAAACTGCTGGCGGTAATTTGGTATTCCATTTATTAAAATCATGCCCGGAAAAGTACTCTTCGAAAATACTTTTAACTGCAGACTCGCCTATTGAAATGCTGCTTACCATGCGATTTTGATAAAGGCATTTAGCAATAAGAGTTGATTTTAACATTCACCCTCCTGAGGGTTGGTAATTAAGGAGTTCTCCACGGGTGAACATCCGGCACTGACAGTTTACTGAAAGGATATTTCTCTGAAAAGTCAGAGCATAACGCGAAAGCGCACGGCGAGGTTGCTGGTTCATAGATAGCCTGTCGTTAAATTTTCGTCGACCGTGCGCTTCCGGTTGTGGCACTCCGCGAAATGGCGCGGCGGTAAGTATGGCGGGGGTATTTCTTCCCCGTTGAGGACACCGGGGTGTCAGGTTGACCATACGCCTGAGTGACAACTCCGCTACAACAACCCATGTTGATTACCTTTTGGCGGGTATTCGTTTTGTTTTTCCCGTGATACCCGCCCCTTTTAAAGTGAATTTTGTGATGCGGTGAATGCGGCTCAGCGCACGCGGAACAGTTAAAACAAGCGGTCTTTTACTTGCGTAACAGACATCAACTAACAATCCGGCGTTAATGGTTTACTGGTTAACGTCACCTGGAGGCACCAGGCGCCGCATCACAAAATTCATTGTTGAGGACGCGATAATGGAAACGTTATTACCAAACGTTAATACGTCTGAAGGTTGTTTTGAAATTGGTGTCACTATCAGTAACCCAGTATTTACTGAAGATGCCATTAACAAGAGAAAACAAGAACGGGAGCTATTAAATAAAATATGCATTGTTTCAATGCTGGCCCGTTTACGCCTGATGCAAAAAGGATGCTGGCAATGAATACTACATTTGCACTTGTTCTGACGGTTTTTCTTGTTTCCGGTGAACCGGTTGACATGGTTACTGGCGTATACGGCTCAATGAAAGAATGCATGGTTGCCGCAGCGGAACAGAAAATTCCCGGTAACTGTTATCCGGTCGATAAAGTTATTCACATGGATAATAACGAAATCCCGGCAGGACTTAAAACAGCACCGTAATTAATATCCGGTTTCATTTTTATATGCCAGCAATGGCAGGGATTTGTTCACCCTTAAATCTGTAATGAGGTTAAAACAAAATGAGTAAAGTCTTTATTTGCGCCGCCATTCCGGACGAACAGGCAATAAAGGAAGAAGGTGCAGTCGCTGTAGCCACTGCCATTGAAGCCGGCGACGAACGTCGCGCCCGTGCCAAATTTACCTGGCAATTCCTGGAGCAATATCCGGCTGCTCAGGACTGCGCTTATAAATTTCTTGTCTGCGAGGATAAACCCGGCATGCCCCGCCCTGCCATCGACTCCTGGGATACCGAATATATGCTGGAAAACCGCTGGGATGAGGAAGGCGCTTCCTTTGTCCCGGTCGAACCAGAATCCGATCCGATGATCGTCAATTTTGACAAGCTGTCCCTTGAAGTACAGAACGCGGTCCTGGTTAAGTTCGGTACATGTGAAAACATCACCGTTGATATGGTGATTAGCGCGCAGGAATTGTTGCAGGAAGACATGGCAACATTCGACGGACATATCGTTGAAGCGTTGATGAAAATGCCAGAAGTTAACGCCATGTATCCGGAGCTTAAGCTGCATGCCATCGGGTGGGTTAAGCATAAATGTATTCCTGGTGCCAAATGGCCCGAAATTCAGGCAGAGATGCGCATCTGGAAAAAACGTCGCGAAGGTGAACGCAAGGAAACCGGAAAATACACGTCTGCTGTTGATCTCGCCCGCGCCAGAGCCAATCAACAGAACACTGAAAATTCAACAGGAAAAATCAACCCGGTCATTGCTGCCACTCATCGCGAATACAAGCAGACATGGAAAACACTGGATGACGAACTGGCCTACGCTCTCTGGCCTGGTGATGTGGATGCCGGAAACATTGACGGCAGCATCCATCACTGGGCAAAAAATGAAGTTATCGACAACGACCGCGAAGACTGGAAGCGTATCTCGGCATCGATGCGCAAACAGCCTGATGCCCTTCGCTACGACCGCCAGACTATTTTTGGCCTTGTCCGTGAACGTCCGATCGACATTCACAAAGATCCTGTGGCACTGAACAAATACATTACTGAATACCTGACTACAAAGGGCGTGTTTGAAGATGAAGGAAGAAATCAGAGCGCAACTGATACTCTCTCGTCGCCAGTACCAGAAACTGATGCAGTGGAAACGGCAATTCCGGACAACGAAAAAACCGAATGCAAAGTGGAAGTCGAACCATCTGTAGAGCGTGAGGGGCCGTTCTACTTCCTCTTCACCGACAAGGATGGCGAAAAATACGGTCGCGCAAACAAACTTTCTGGTCTGGATAAGGCGCTGGCTGCCGGGGCTACTGAAATCACGAAAGAAGAATATTTCGCCCGCAAAAACAGTACATACTCAGGTTCACAACAAAATACTGGTGCATCTGACACGACCGCACAGCCAGAACCGGTAAAAGTTACCGCTGACGAAGTAAACAAAATTATGCAGGCAGCCAATATCAGCCAGCCTGACGCCGATAAGTTGCTTGCTGCATCACGTGGTGAATTTATTGAAGGGATTAGCGACCCGAATGATCCGAAATGGGTTAAGGGGATCCAGACCCGCGATACTGTGAACCAGAACCAGCAAGAAACGGAACAGAACGACCAGAAAGCGGAACAAAACAGCCCAAATACGCAACAAAACGAGCCAGAAACGAAACAACCTGAACCAGTAGTGCAACAGGAACCGGAAAAAATCTGCACCGCCTGCGGTCAGAGCGGTGGTGGCAACTGCCCTGATTGTGGTGCGGTGATGGGCGACGCAACATACCAGGAAACATTCGATGACAAGAACCAGGTTGAAGTTCAGGAAGACGATTCGGAGAAAATGGAAGGCGCTGAACATCCACACAAGGAGAATGCTGGCAGCGCTCAGGATCACGCCAGCGATAGTGAAACTGGCGAGACGGCAGATCCCTTAATTACGGTGAACGGTCATCGCGTTATCACATCCACCAGCAGGACGTGTGACCATCTAATGATCGACCTTGAAACCATGGGAAAAAATCCCGATGCCCCGATCATCTCAATAGGTGCAATATTTTTCGATCCGCAAACCGGAGATATGGGACCGGAATTTAGTAAGACTATCGATCTGGAAACTGCTGGCGGAGTCATTGATCGGGACACCATTAAATGGTGGCTTAAGCAATCACGCGAAGCGCAATCTGCCATTATGACCGATGAAATCCCGTTAGATGATGCACTGTTACAATTGCGGGAATTTATCGACGAAAACTCCGGCGAATTTTTTGTTCAGGTCTGGGGAAATGGAGCCAACTTCGACAACACGATTTTGCGCCGTTCATACGAACGGCAGGGGATCCCCTGCCCGTGGCGTTACTACAACGATCGCGATGTACGCACAATCGTTGAGCTGGGGAAAGCCATAGACTTCGATGCCAGAACGGCTATTCCATTCGAAGGTGAGCGCCATAATGCACTTGATGACGCCCGTTACCAGGCAAAATACGTTTCAGCAATCTGGCAAAAACTGATCCCGAATCCGGTTGATTTTTAATGTTCACCCCTGATCGCCGTCTCCGAATTATATTGACGGCGGTCATGCTGTAAGACGCGTGACCACATGTACGAATTAACGCTATCGCCAACAGAGATTCAAGAGATCACGAAATACAAGCGATACACAAAACAGCAACACCAGTTAAGGCTGCACGGCATCCCATTTGTAATCGGTCCTAAAAACGAACCAATAGTTCTTCGCAGGGATATTCCGCACGGACTGACAACGATGCCAAAAGCACCTGAGCTGGTTTCCGCTGACCCCGATTTTGAGGCGCTGAACAATGGGAAGACCAAGAAAAAACAAAAAAGATAATGCACTACCACCGCGAGTTAGATCGAATGGTTACAGTTACGTATGGAAACCCGAAGGAAGCACAAGAACTATAGGGCTCGGAAGATTGCGGGAAACCAGCGTAGCTAAAGTCTGGCAAAATTATGAGCTGGAAAAAGCAAAACTCCACAACATAATGACTGTAGCTAAATTATGGCACATGTTTATGGACTCCCCTGCATTTACAGAACTGGCCCCCCGAACCCAAAAAGATTATCGGCAACATCAAAGGGCATTGTTGGCGGTATTCGGAAAAGTGCTTGCTGATAATGTAAAAATTGAGCAGGTAAGAATTTTCATGGATAAGCGGGGACTTGAGAGTAAGACCCAGGCTAACCATGAACTGGCAAGTCTGAGTCGAGTATACGGATGGGGATATGAGCGTGGGTATGTGAAAAATAATCCATGCAAAGGGGTCAGAAAATTCACGCTTAAAGCCCGTACCGTTTACATCACCGATGAACAGTATGCTGCGATATATGCGGAAGCAATTCCACAGTTACGTATTGCAATGGAGATATCCTATCTCTGTGCGGCAAGGCTCGGTGATGTGCTCGAGCTGAAATGGCAGGATATTATGGACAAAGGGATTTACATTGAGCAAAACAAGACCGGCACCAAACAAATCAAGGAATGGTCTCCACGATTACGTACGGCGATCCAGTTAGCCCGAAATGTATCTTCCGGCACATGCGAGTATGTGATCAACACAACCAAAGGCGGGAAGGTCATAGCTAAGACACTGAACAACTGGTGGAATCAGGCCAAACGTGCAGCCGAGCAAAAAGCCGACGTTCCGTTTGGGTGCAACTTCCATGACATAAAAGCCAAAGGGATTTCAGATTACGAAGGCAGCAGTCGCGACAAACAAATTTTCAGTGGACACAAAACAGAAAATCAGGTGTTGATTTACGATCGTAAAACAAAAATCACACCAACACTGGATTTACCGCTTGTGGTCAGTAAGTAGGCAATTCAGAAAATTTTCTGGCAAAAAGACTTGGTATATTAACTCTGAATAACTCCCTAACATCTTGATTTTTCTTGGTGTTAAATCTGATTAACTTTTCGGCTATTTTGCGTATTATACTGATTTTTATTTATTTTTCTTCGGTCTTGAAAACCGGCGAC